CCAACATGGTAGCAATTGCAGCACAAGGAAATTCTGGAAACTATAATGAGAATATTCAAACACTTCTTCAATGGAACCAAGGTTCATTAGATAGACACATAAGAGTAAAGGATGGTTCAGATGCAAAGCAAGACCAAGAAGCAAATGACCGTATAGAAAAACATAAAGAAGAACTTTCTGACACCTTTGACCAGTTTAATGCAACAAATTCAAACGTTTTTACGAATAAATTGTACGATGGTGAGAAGTTTTCTCAAATGGAAAACCAAAACACCAGTTATACACAGCAGCAGTACAGAGCTTATATTTACGAAAAAGGATTAGTTCCACAAGGAGTTATCCCAATTGAACTGTCTTTAAAAATGCTTGGAATTTCAGGATTAAAACCAGGAACATCGTTTAGAATAAACCCAGGAATACTTCCTCCAAAGTACGAAGGGTACGGATTTATTATTACTGGAGTTTCTCATACAATTGAAAATAACCAATGGTATACGGACCTTAAAACAACATTTTTCCCTATAAAACCTGTACCAAAAGCATCTATAGCCAGTACATCTGGAGCATCTGGAAATGGATCAGGAACACCAGCAGCAGGCCAACAACAATCAGTACCACCAACACCACAGGAAATAGAAGGTCATACACATGCTAACAGATTAAGAGCAGCAATTAATGAAGCAGGGTATATAGAAAAAGGTCAAGAACTTTCAAATGGAGGAGATATAACAAAACAAACCGCAGACTTAGGTATATCGTTTATTAAAAAGTGTAAGCAAGAAGTACCACAAGTACAGCTTAGATTTACCGGAGGTAATGATGCATTCCATCATACACTTCCTTATAACAGTAGACACAAATCAGGTAGAGGTTTAGATTTTACAATAATACCGTACTCTTCTGCAAACCAAAAAGCAGTATTAAAAGTACTACAAGGCTTTGCAGCAGGTAATGTACCTAACGTCAAGTTTATAGATGAATACTCAAACCCAACAAGAAAAGCTTCAGGAAAACATTTCCACTTCTCATGGGGACCAGGAACCGAAGGTAAAAAAGATGTTAATAGAGCAATCGCTTTAGCAGCAAAAGGGCAAATTAAAAAATACACAGTGTAATGTCATATCTACCTAAACATAAACAAGTAAAAGGAGGAAAACCAGACGGTCAATTAGTTGATGCTGTAACTGGAGTTAATTACTTTGGAAAATTTTGCTCTGATCATAAAGGGAATTACTACAAAGGAGATGCTGTAGTACCAAAAGCAGGAAAACTCATACTTGTAGGACATGATCACGGTGGAGAAGAAGCAAAGTTTGGCTCAGACTTTATACAACATTACCCAAAACCAGGTCCAAAAGACTATATAAAAGGAGTTTTGGTTCGGTACTTTGTAAAGGATGTACGAAACGGTAAAACTTACGAACTCAACAAACAGAGGTATCTTCACTTTAAAAGAGAAGGAAAATCATCAGTACGAATACTAAAGCTAAACTGGTATATAACAGGAAACCCAGAAGATCAAACAATAGGTAAGTACATATACCCAGGGCTAAAAGCTAAAAATGCAGATGTAGTAAAACAAGCAGAGAAAGTTATACCTGGACTAGGTAGAAAAATTTTAAAAGATAAAGCACAATTTGTTGTAGATAAAAAGTAATGAGATATAATAAAGATTCTAATTCAACTCATGATAATAGGTTAATACCTATAATGCTTTCTTACCCAAAAGAAACAAAGGGACATGCATTTGTATACAGTCTTAAAGTAAGTAGCAGAGTAATTGAGGACTACATTAAGAAAGGTATTTTAGATCAAACAGCTTTTAGTATTAATGAAGACAACTACAGTAGCATGGAGGAAGGCTTCCATAATGTATTTAGAGAAATAGAGACACTCTTTTTTATATTGAAGAATGCTAAGCAAAAAATATACAGTGGAATACTAGAAGTTACAAATTATAAAGACTACAAAGCAGAGAATAACCTTACAGAGTATGTCAAAAAACTAAAGGGATACTTAACCAGTCATTACGTACAGTCTACTTTAGATATTCACCACGGTAGGTATTACGAAAGCCTTTATTACGTTTACTTAGTTATAAAAAACAAAACAATATTTTCAGTAGATCTAGACTCAGTAGAGTTTAACGGCAATTACAATATAGTAGAAGCAAAAGAATACCAAAAAAACTATACCCATCATCCAAAGTCCTATACAAACTCTACAGGCTACAGTCTAGTAGAAGAAGCACTATCTACTTCTAATACACAGACTAATGTTTTTTGGAATAAGCTAATACAAACTGAGGAACACTTCGAAAAAATAATAAAGCGTAAACTAAACCCCATTAACAGAAAAGACTACGAAAAGTTGCTAACTCGAATGTAAGTCCTTATATTGAATAAAAGGTTATAAATGTTTTATATAGTAGAGCAAGAGTCTAAATTAGACCAGTTAGTAGGATTAATGAAATTAGGGTGTTATGTTGATGTAATATCAACTAATGACTTATACCATCCTAAATTAACTTCAACTATAGCAGTATACCTAAGATTCCCAAAAGCAAAACATGGTTATATAATTCCTATCTCTCACGATGAAGGTATTAATATAGATAAACAACGTGTCTATGAACTCCTACTAAAATGTAGTGAACTATACACACCATCCAAGAAGAAACTACTCTATCACTTTAATCTACAGTCAGCAATAGATATTTCATTGCTATATAACATGACGTATTACGATAAACTTACTTATAGTAAGGAGAATGAAACGTTAAACTTCTTTTACAATAAATTTAGCACATATACTAATATAAATCAACTTATTCCTATTTCTAAACTCTATGAATCCTGTGAAAAAGTATATAGTCAAATAGAAAAACACTTAACCTTAGAAATACCATCAGGATTCGATTTCTATAACAAATTAGCTACAAATGTATTTTACTTACTTGAACAAAGTGGATTAGGAATACATTACGATAAATTTAACGAGCTATTTACACCAAGAGACCCGGTATATAACACAATAGATAACACAGTATTAACTTATTACAACCTTTACAATGCCACTTCTAGACCTACTAATGCTTTTAATAGCGTTAACTTCGCTGCTATACCTAAAAATACGGAGCACAGAACCTGTTTCACCCCCAAAGGGGATTACTTTGCTGAATTTGATTTTGATGGTTACCATCTTCGTTTACTTTGTGATCAAATACAATACGAATTAACTCCTGATTCAGCACACAAGCAATTAGCTAAACATTATTTTGGAACTGAAGATATCACAGATGAACAATACTTAGAAGCTAAACAGATTAATTTCCAGGCTATATACGGAAAGATACCGGAAGAACATAAAGACTTGGAGATTTTTAAACTGATACAAGAGTTTATTGATAATATATGGTCAGTGTATAAAGAAACAGGTATTGTATGTAATCCTCAATCAGGAAAACCATTTACAAATAACCTTAAAGAAATGCATCCAGCTAAACTCATGAACTATATGATGCAAAGCTTGGAGACATCAAATAATATTCTTATCTTGAAAGAAGTACTAAGATACTTACAAGGTAAAAAAACAAAACTTGTACTCTATACGTACGATTCATTTCTATTTGACTTTCATAAAGAAGACGGAAAAGAGACGCTAGAGCAGATAAAAAGTATAATGGAAGTAGGTGGAAAATTCCCCGTAAAATTTAAATTTAATAAAGACTTGGTTTTATAGTCTACAAAGATATTTATATATGGTTACACAAATGACAGTACCGCAGTTTGATTACGACATCGAACCTCTTTATTTAAATGACGATATGAGCAACAAATTATTCTGTACCTTCGCTACAGAAGATACCCTAGATGGTGTTTTAGCAGAAGTACAAGACAGATACAAGATTATATATAATAAGATTTTTGTACTATATGCTAAAAGCCAAGACGAGTACATCTGTACATACAACGTAGATTTTGGCAACGTAGGAACTTTCCTAGACAATACCATACTAGTACACCGTAAAAAAGAATCCAATACACTATACACGATTAATGCGTTAAACACATTAATTAAAGAACTCAACGATGGACAGCTAGACAATAGCTTCAGAGTTAATTGGGGAGATTACAAGAACTGTGTCCTATTAACAAAAGGACCAGAATTAAAAAGAGTAAATACAAAATTACATAGAATTATTGAACTTTAGTAGGTTCTTTAAAAGTACTTTCGTATATTACTTATAAGTTATTAACAATTAAAAATCAGTTATATGGACATTAATGCAATCAAGGCAAAACTAGACGCCTTAAACTCTAACGGTCAGGAGAGAGAAAAAACAGACTATTCAAAAATCTTTTGGAAACCTACAGTAGGAAAACAGACGTTACGTATCGTACCTTCTCTTTTCGATCCTGCGTACCCATTTAAGGAATTAAAATTCCACTATGGAGTAGGAAAGTACCCTATGGTAGCTTTATCGAACTTCGGTAAACAAGATCCAATTGAAGAGTTCGTAAAAGAACTAAGAAAGACATCAGACAAAGACAACTGGTCTCTATCTGGAAAACTAAACCCTAAGACAAGAATCTTTGCTCCTGTTGTAGTAAGAGGAGAAGAAGAAAAAGGTGTTAGATTATGGGGATTCGGAGTTACTATCTATAAAGCATTACTAGCTTTAGCAGAAGATGAAGATATCGGTGACTATACTGATGTAATTAACGGATGGGATATGGTAGTAGAGATGAGAGAAGGAAATCCTTACCCTGAGACTAGCGTAAGAATCAAACCTAAGCAAACTGCTTTATCAGACAACAATGAGATGGTAGACCTGTGGTTAAAGACTCAACCTAACCCTGAAGAAGTTCATACTCAATACGATTATGAGTTTATCAAGAAACAATTACAAAACTACTTAAACCCTGGATCAGGAGACGAACCGGCAACATCTGCCCCGACTCCTACAACAGATACTGCTTTGCCAACAAGTTTAGGTCCTCAAAAAACAGACTTTACTTTAGAAACAGCAGCAGCTGGAAATAAAGACACAGTTAGTAAATTTGATGACTTATTCAACGAATAGATATGGCAAAACAAAACAAAGAAACGAAAGCCGCGGCAACCGCGGCCGTAAAGAAGGGCTTCAATCTTGGCAACTTTAAGAAGAAAAAAGGTTTTTCTAACGCATCTGTAAAGTTTAAAGAACAGGGATGGATTCCTTTATCTAAAGCTTTTCAAGATATTACTTCTCTACCTGGAATTCCTACAGGTCACATTACTCTACTAAGAGGACATAGTGATACAGGTAAAACAACCGCTTTATTAGAAGCAGCTGTAAATGCACAAAAACAAGGTGTACTACCAGTCTTTATTATTTCAGAGATGAAATGGTCATGGGAACATGCAAAAGAGATGGGACTAGAATTTACAGAGGTATTAGATGAGAACGGTAAAGTAACAGATTACGAAGGCTTTTTCTTATACGCAGATAGAGGTACGTTAAATACAATCGAAGAAGTAGCTGTTCATATGGCTGACTTAATAGATGAGCAATCAAAAGGTAATTTACCTCACGATATGTGTTTCTTCTGGGACTCAATTGGATCTATACCCTGTGACTTATCAGTACGTTCTAATAAGAACAATAATGAATGGAATGCAGGAGCAATGTCTACTCAATTTGGTAATAATTTGAATCAAAAGATTCTATTATCTAGAAAAGAGAACTCACGTTACACAAATACGCTAGTAGCTATTAATAAGGTATGGACTATGAAACCAGAACATCCAATGGGTCAACCTAAGTTACAAAATAAAGGAGGAATGTCAATGTGGTACGATGCTACATTAGTTGTAACCTTTGGTAACATAACAAATCCAGGAACATCTAAAATTAAAGCTGTAAAAAATGGCCTACAGGTAGAATTCGCTAAAAGAACTAACATTAAGATAGAGAAGAACCACATTGGAGGTGTACAGTCTAGAGGTAGAGTAGTAATGACTTCACATGGATTTATCGAAGACGATAAAAAAGCTATTGATAAATACAGAGATGCACATAAGGAACACTGGCTTAAGTTAGTAGGAACTATGGACTTTGATTTAATAGAAGAAGGAGATTTAGAAGAAGAAGCTATAACTCCTAACATATTAGATTAATGGCATACGATGATATACTTAATAACTTAAAAGAAACCCCGCCCCGAGAGCTAAATGACCATATCTTGGTCATAGATGCTATGAATATGTTAATTCGTAGCTTCTCACTGCTTAAGGCAATGAACCCATCAGGCCACCATATCGGTGGTCTGGTAGGCTTCTTGCGGTCGCTAGGGTTTGTTACACGTACTTTTGATCCAACTAGAGTGGTCATAGTATGGGACGGAAAAGGTGGCTCTGCTAATAGGAAAAATATAGATCCTAACTATAAAGCACAGAGAGCAACATCGAGAATTACACACTGGGGACTTTATGATTCTAAAGCTGAAGAAACAGAAGCATTAATAGGTCAACTATTTAGAACTCGAGATTATCTCGAATGCCTACCAGTACATCAGTTAATGATGGAAAAACTAGAAGCAGATGATATTATAGCTTGGGTAGCTAAAACAGCTTCCGAAACAAAAGTAAAGAAAGTAACAATAGTATCCTCAGACAAAGATTTCTTAAAGATAGTAGACGATACAATCGAAGTATACGCCCCTATAAAGAAGAAAATATTTACTAAAGATAATATTCAAGCTGAATTACAGGTCTTACCAGAAAACTACAACGTAGTTAAAGCTCTTTTAGGAGACAACTCGGATAACCTAGCAGGTGTAAAAGGATTAGGAATCAAAACAATATTATCAGAATTCCCTGACCTTATAGACAAGCCAGGTACAGATTTACAGTATGTATATGATGTCTGTTCAGCTAAATTAGAAGAGAAAAAGTTTAAAAAGATATTTCCTAAGATTATCACAGAATGGGATAGAGTTGAAACTAACTTTAAACTAATGGACTTAAATCAAACGGACTTAGATGAAAAAGAAATCGAACACGTTAAAGGAGTATTAAAAAGTCCAATACCTACGTTACAGACAGGTGCATTTCTACATAATTTAGATGTAGATAAAATAGAAGGTATAACAAAGAATACTGAGGGCTGGCTTGAAAATTTTAGAGGGCTAACAAAATTTAAAAGATGAAAAAAGGAGTATTAGCAGGAAATTTTGACGTAATGCACCCAGGGTACATTAAAATGTTTAAAGAAGCAGCAATAGAATGTGACTGTTTAGTGGTACTTCTTCATACAGACCCCTCTATTGAAAGGCCTCATAAGCTAAAGCCTATACTAAGCGTAGAAGAACGTAAAGAAATGTTACTCTCCTTAATATACGTAGAAGATGTAGTAAGGTATACATATGAAGAACAGCTGTTAGACCTATTAAAAATGGGAGAGTTCGATGTTAGATTTTTAGGTGATGATTATAAGGGAAAACCTTTTACAGGTGACAACCTAAAGATACCTATTCACTATCTAAACAGAGACCACGGTTGGAGTACAACTCAATTTAAAAAACTTATAGCAGAAAGTTATGAAAAAAGCAACAATAGTTAGTGGGTATTTTAATCCACTTCATAGAGGTCATCTAGAGTTATTTGAAAAAGCTTCTGAACAAGGAGATCTACTTATAGTAATAGTTAACTCAGATTTACAAAGAGAATTAAAAGGGTCAAAAGAGTTTCAAACCGAAGATGAGAGGATTGCAATTATTAGAGCACTACAGTTAGTAGATATTGCTTATATTTCAATCGATACAGACAAAACACAGGTAGAGACATTAAAAATGATCTATAGAAAGTTCGGTGACGCATTAAAGCTATCATTTGCTAATGGCGGAGACCAGAATAATGATACTATCCCGGAACGTTCCATATGTGAAGGACTCAATATCAATTTAGTTGATGGCTTAGGGGAGAAAATACAATCTTCCTCTTGGTTATTGAAAAATTAATCGTATATTTAAGTATACAAAAAAAGGTTATTAGATGACATTAAAAAGCTTACAGCAGTACGGGAAGGGGTTCCAATTAAAAGTTTTAGGTTCCCTATTAACAGACAAAGGTTTCTTATTAAACGTAAGAGACGTTCTTCACGATCATTACTTTGATGCAGATTCACATAAGTGGATAATCAATCAGATTAAAGAATACTTTGATAAGTACCATACCAACATTACGATGGATGTACTAAGAGTAGAGTTGAAAAAACTAGAGAATGAAGTACTACAGGTAGCTTTAAAAGAAGAACTACGTAATTCATACGAAGCTTCTCAAGACGATCTAGAGTATATTCAAGAAGAGTTTTTAGGTTTCTGTAAAAATCAGGAAATGAAGAACGCCATACTAACTTCAGCAGACTTACTAAAGGAAGGAGACTTCGATGGTATTAGAAACATGGTTGAAAAAGCTATGAAGGCTGGAATGGATAAAAATATAGGCCACGAATATAATAAAGACGTAGAAACACGTTATAGAGAAAATTACCGACCTACCATACCTTCACCATGGCCTATATTTAATGATGGGATTCAAGGCGGCTTTGGACCTGGAGATTTAGCTATAGTATTCGGTAACCCAGGAGGAGGAAAGAGTTGGACTTGTGTAGCCATGGCAGCACATGCTGTTAAAATGGGCTTTAATGTAAATTACTATACTTTAGAACTTGGAGAAGACTATGTAGGAAAACGATTTGACTGTTACCTTACGGGGTACTCTATAGACGAAGTTAATTTGCATCGTAAAGAGGTTCAAGAGTTAGTTAATGACTTAAAGGGTAAGTTAATTGTTAAAGAGTATGCACCAAAAGGAGCAACAGTAAATACAATTAAGTCTCACGTTCAAAAATGTATCGATATGGATCACAAACCAGATATGATCATTATTGACTACGTTGATTACTTAAGAGCACCGTCAAGAGGTTCTAAATTTGCAGAACGTAAAGATGAAATTGATGATGTATTTATTGCAACAAAAGGATTAGCAAAAGACTTAAAGATCCCAATTATTACACCGTCTCAAGTAAACAGAATGGGAGCAAAAGACTCAGTAATAGAAGGAGATAAAGCAGCAGGATCCTACGATAAAATGATGGTAGCAGATATATGTATATCACTATCAAGACAGAAAGAAGACAAGGTACTAGGTACAGGTAGAGTACATGTTATGAAGAATAGATATGGACAAGACGGTATGACTTATAACGTGAAGATGGACACGAATAATGGACATATAACATTCGAAGGTAAATCAGACCCAGCAGACCTATTAGAAGATGAATCAAAACCTAAGTTTAACCTAGATAGATCAGTACTTGAAAAACTTTTGTAAATTAAAGTGCTAAAAGTAGAATATATATTCTATTTATATTAGCATCTCCGGAATATTTTCATGGAGATGTTTTTGTCTAACTTCCCTTCAATACTAAAAAGAAAATATGAGTTTATTACAAGAAAGAATCGTCTACAAGCCCTTTGAATACCCACAGGCTTATGACTATTGGTTAAAGCAGCAACAAGCACACTGGTTACATACAGAAGTTCCATTAGCAACAGACGTTACAGACTGGGCTTCCAACTTAAAACCGCATGAAAAGAACGTTATTGGTGGAATACTAAAAGGTTTCGCACAAACAGAAACCATAGTAAACGACTACTGGTCTACCTTAGTAACTAAATGGTTTAGGAAACCAGAAATTATTATGATGGGGACTACACTTGGTTCATCTGAAACAATACATGCAGAAGCATATTCGTTACTTAACGAACAGTTAGGTTTAGATAATTTCGCTGAGTTTTTAGAAGATGAAGCTACTATGGCTAAGATTGACAGCTTAATGAAAGTAAGAGACAATCACGATGGTACAGCAAATTGGCACGAAAGAGCTGTTTCTCTCGCTATATTTTCTGCCTTTACAGAAGGTGTTAACTTGTTTAGTTCCTTTGCAGTGTTACTTTCATTTAAAATGAGAAACCTACTAAAGGGAGTTGGACAGATAGTAGAATGGTCAGTGAGAGATGAGAGCTTACACTCAGATGCAGGATGTTGGTTATTCAGAACACTTATGGAAGAACATCCAGAGTTTAAGACACCAAAATTGATAGCGGATATTGAAGAAGCAGCAAAAATTGCAGTAAAGTTAGAATTTGACTTTATTGATAAGATATTTGAAATGGGGGACTTAGAGAACTTGTCAAAAGACGACTTAAAGAACTTTATTAAACATAGAGTTAATACAAAAATGGGTGATTTAGGATTAAAACCTATAATTCCATCAGAAGATATCGACAAAGGAGCATTAAAGACTATGAAGTGGTTTGATGCAGTAATAGCCGGTAAGCAGCAAACTGATTTTTTTGCAGCTAGAGTAACTAATTACAGTAAAGGTCATTTAGACTGGTCAACAGCATTTTAACAAGGGTAATATGAATTTAAAAAGATAAAAAAGGTTATGAGCATAGAAGTATCTACTAAAGATTGGGTAGCAGGAAAAGACTACCCAGAATGGATGAACGAAGTTTCTCTTGCAACGATATCAAAAGGATATTTAGGTAAAGATGAAAACGTAAAAATGGCGTATAGAAGAGTAGCGTCTACAGTCGCAAAACGATTAGACCGTCCTGATTTAGAGAATAAATTCTTTAGGTATATGTGGAAAGGATGGTTGAACTTAGCCTCTCCTGTACTATCAAATACAGGAACAGACAAAGGATTACCAATCTCATGTTTCGGTATCGACACACCCGACTCGATACGAGGTATTGGTTTAACTAATGCTGAACTCATGAGATTGACATCCCTTGGAGGAGGTGTTGGAATAGGACTTTCTAAAGTTAGAGGAAGAGGAGGTAAAATTGGTAATGGAGTCGGTCATTCTGAAGGAATCGTTCCATGGGCAAAGATATACGACTCTACAATAATTGCTACTAATCAAGGAGCAGTGCGAAGAGGAGCAGCATCAGTCAATCTTGACATTAATCACCCAGATATAGAAGAGTACTTAGAGATTAGGAGACCTAAGGGAGACCCTAATAGACAGTGTCTTAACCTACATCAATGTGTTGTAGTGGATGATAACTATATGCAAAAATTACAGCATAGAGACCCTAAGGCAATGAGCTTATGGGTAAAAATCCTTAAATCAAGAGTAGAAACAGGAGAACCTTATATAATGTTTAAGGACACTGTTAATAATGCAAACCCTTCAGCATATAAAAAGAACAACTTAGACGTTTCAATGACTAATATATGTTCTGAAATTACGTTACATACAGATGAAGAGCATTCATTTATTTGTTGCTTGTCTTCTGTTAACTTAACAAAATGGCACGAATGGAAAAATACAGATTTGATAGAAACAGCAATCTATTTCTTAGATGGAGTATTAGAAGAATTTTTACAAAAGACTTCTGGAAGAGATTCTTTAGTAAGAGCAAATAGATCAGCTAGAAAAGGAAGAGCAATTGGATTAGGAGTACTCGGATGGCATACATTTTTACAGAACGAAAGAATACCTTTCAATTCCATAGCAGCAACATCGTATACTCACCAGATATTTTCTGATATTAGACAGAAAGCTGATAATGCTTCAAGAAAATTAGCAGAAGAGTACGGAGAACCACTATGGTGTAAAGGTACTGGTATGAGAAATACCCATGTTATGGCAATAGCACCAACAGTTTCTAATAGCACTATTGCAGGAGGAGTATCCGCAGGTATAGAACCAATACCAGCAAACATATATACTTTCAACTCAGCAAAAGGAACATTTATAAGAAAGAATGCTGCTTTAGAGACGTACTTAGAAGAGAGAGGACATAACACAGAAGAAGTATGGGATGAGATTATGAAATGTAGAGGATCTATTGCTAACTTACCAGAAGAGATAATGCCGTCAGAAGATAAACCTATATTTTTAACATTTGCGGAGATAAACCAATTAGCGTTGGTAGAGCAAGCTGGAGTTAGACAGAAGTATATAGATCAAACACAATCTTTAAACTTAGCATTTGATCCAACTGATAGTCCTAAATTTATTAACGAAGTTCATCAAGCAGCATGGAGATTTGGAGTTAAAACATTGTACTATCTACGAACGGATTCAGTCATTAACGGTGATATAGGAAGTAGAACCTCTACTGATTGCTTATCTTGTGATGGTTAACTATTTATAAGTATGGCAAGAGTATATAAAATTTATGCAGAAGAATTGGGAGGTGATATTCAAACAGTGGATATATACCATACATCAATTACTGCTAGTAATCTAATACAAGCAGCAGTAACTGCCTCTGTATTAACAGAAGGAAGCGGATTAGAAGTGCAAGTACCGGATGCAGTTACAACATTTTATGCGTATGTATCCTCTTCGGAAGATTTATGTTACTTGAAATCAGGTAGCTTAACAGTTACTCCTACAGTAAAAGGTGTTCGGTATTTCGATGTAGAAGCATGGGGAGACGGAGAAGTAGG